CTTTAAAGGTGTCTGATATAGAGACCGGCACCAGACAGGGAGAGCAAAGGCTTTTCCAAGTAGATAATAAAAGCTTAAATTTAAAAAATGGTCAAGTTGTGATTACCATAGTTGATACTAACTTTAACAAAGACGCTAGATTTGGTTTAATTTCGCCAAGCTCTTTTGTTGGACCTGACGCAACTACTACAAGCTTTAACTTAAAGCCTTCTTTTAATACAGATAGGTTTGGAACAAATGAGGGCCAGAAATGGACCAAATATATAAGCGCTTTAATTACAGTTAGGAATAGTGATTTTAGTGTGCAAGATACTGCAGTGCTAGAAGATGTAGTTGGGAACCAAATTATATTAGATAGTGCGTTAAGCTTTACGCCTAGTGAGGATTATATTTTTGAATTATCTAAATACACTGGACAGACAGATACAGTGAAATTAATATTTACATTCATGAGTGATACTGCCTTCCCAGATGGTGGTGTCCAATATGCAATGATTTAAAGGAGTAAATTGTGGCAGATATTCCGGGTAATTTAGACAAGATGAATGACATTGAGGTTAGCAGTGAGGCAGTTCACAGTGAGGCCTTAATGAATAAAATTTCTGCAAACTTAAATGCACTTATTGACCTTTCAGGATTTGCGGCTAACTCTCAAGAGTTTACTGCACACGGAACTTTTAATGTGCCAGAAGATGTTAGCTCTGTTTTTGTAGAGATGATAGGCGGTGGTGGTGGAGGTGCAGAGGGTGGAAATGGTGGTGTTGCTGGCGGTGGCGGCGCAGGAGCACCAAGGATAGTGCAAGTAGTGACAGTTACTCCACTTGCATCTGTTACAGTTACTATAGGTGCTGGTGGTTCTGGAGGACAGATTTCAGGTTCTCAAGTTAAATATGGTGGCAATGGTGGTGATACATCTTTTGGATCTATAACAGTAAAAGGTGCTCAAGGCGGTAGAGGTACTGACGGTATTAATTTTCCTGGTGATTCAACTGTTAGAAATGCTGGTGGTACTGCGCTGCCTGGTGGTACTAATGGAGGACATGCTAGTGGATATCCTGGTACAATAATAGAGGACACTTTTAACAATAATAATGGTGAAGATAGCTCTAGATTTTTAGGTGGAGCAGGAAACCCACTTGGCGCTGGTGGCGGTGGCGGCGGCGCATCTTATTATGGGGCTGGTGGAGCTGCTGGCGCAGCTGGCAATCCAGGAGTAAGTCCTATTGCATCGGCATATGGCGCTGGTGGCGGAGCTGGTTCTGGCATATCACAGACAGGAGCTGTTGGCGCTTCTGGTTATGTTAAAGTTTGGTGGTAATGTCTGCTCAAAAAGCTTTATACAACTACCACGCTAAACAGCTGCCAAAGAGTGGTAAGCCTAAGAAAAAAAACCAAAAGCCTGAAAAGTATGTAGAGAAGACTTGCCTTAAGTGGATGCGTGAACATGGTTTTAACGTTGACATTATAGAGGCTAAGGGTGGTTATAATAACCAGTATGGAGTAATAGCAGTAAAGGCAGGTTTTAGTGACTGTGTTGGAAATGACAATTTGGGACGCGCATGTTTTGTTGAGTTCAAAGCTAAAGGAAGGCGCTCTAATGTTTCTGAGATACAGCGCCAATTCTTACTTAGTAAAATTTCTACTAACACTTTCGCTGTTGTTACTGACTGTGTTGAGCATCTATCTAATAGCTATAATATTTGGTGTGGCCTATACGATTACGGAAAGTATAAACGTGCTAGAGAGTTTCTTATGAGCATCCTTCCAAAGTCAAAGACGCCAGAAGATGATGGTAAGCCCTTATTCTAGGGCTTGAAATATCTGCCATTTCTAGACGGTTTGCCCATGTCAATGTGACACCAAGAACTCCCTGGTTTTGCTTCCATTCTAATTCCTAGCCTTTCAAGTTTTTGCTCTAGTACCGCCCTAACATGATCGCAATTTTCATTTTTAACCTGAAAATCAACCGCCATTCCCAGCATGTGATAGGAGCTTCTTGCTCCTCTAATTAGTTTATTGTAAGACTTTGGTCTTAAGCCTGATGTGACTTTAATAGGGCGGTCAAATATATGTCTTATTTGTTGCAGTTTAAGTGCAACATTTTTGATGTTTATATATTGATTCTCATCAGGGAAACAATAAAGCTCCCAACGTGGTAACCATAAAAACTCTCCCCATGTGAAGTTATCGCAGTAGGGAATGGTGCTAGTTATGAAATCCATTTGTTTTGGTATTTGTTTTTGCATCGTCCCCTCCCTTAGCTTCATCCAATGGTTTTACATAGCACTTAACTAAATCCTCTATCTCTGCAAAAGCATATTCTAATGAGCGTATGTACTTTTCTTTTAGCTTTAATTGCTCTCGCAGTGTTTTTACTTCTACCTCTAATGTGGCTGTTACTTGATCCATATAGTCCTCCTAAAAATGCCCGCCCCAGTGTTTTATATACAGTGCCATTTAATCTTAAAATTAAATATCCAGGACGGGCGCAAATTAATCACTTGGGATGATTAAAACGTTATTTCTTCATCGTTATCAAACAAAGGCGGATTTCCGCTTCCCTCAACATCTAGCGCGTGATTTCTTACAGGCAAGTCACCATCATGTAGATCAGAAATAATAACGTTATTATATGTTTTTCCGTTATATTCTTTGCTAGTAACCTCTAAAACAACTGCTGCGTTGCTTTTTGCTAACTCAAAAACACCATCTGTAATAGCTTTATAATATTCCTTTTCAGAAGTGGCAGATTTTGCCTGACTTTGAACACCTAAAACTCCCATCTGCCACACTAAAAACTTTGCAGATTTGTCTGAATAAGTAAAATTCTGCCACAGCTTCCTGTTTCCAAATTTTTCATCCTTTAAAACATAAGTGACCTTAAGCTTGTGAGGCTCACTTGTTGCGTCAAGTTGTGCGTTTTCCAAAATGGCAACATATTTTCCATTTGGAATAAGCTCAAAATCTTTTTTCTCTGGCTCTTGGTTAAACCAATTCATTTCATTTCCTTTCGTTCACTGCGTTTATTCGCAAGCGTTTAATAATTGTTCTTTTAATACCTTTGCATCCATATCTATAAACTCTGACAATTTACCAGACCTGTCACCAGCATTATGAGACTCTGTCCCCTTAGTGGCTATAACCCTATGACCTTCTGGTGACATATGCATGTAAAATATAAAGTCACACAGGCCGTGGATAACTTTTTTGGCCGTATTCCCTAGCGTAGAGTCAATATATGTATACTTTCTACCCTGAATATCCCTTTCTCCGCTAGCAGAGTGAGAGACAAAGACTATTCCAATGCCATTTTGAGATATATGATTGATAGCAGAATGAAATTCATCACGAATAAACGTGTATCCCTTGCCAAATCCCAAATCTGACTCGTGTTTTATGTTTTCCTTCTTGCAAATATAAGAAGCGCACCACTTAAACAAGTTATCTGTAGTGTCTATGCAAATTGCAGAGAAATCATGCTTCTCTGTTGTCATTTCTAATACACACTTCTTAAAATCCATCCAATTTGTTGGATCCTTACCTTCTTTAGTCTGCCACTTAAAGATTTCAAGAAAATCATGACCTTTCTCGGTCGTAAAAAACAATATTTTATGATTTTCGTCACCAAGGCGAGATAAAATAGTTGATTTCCCTATTTTTGGCTCACCGTAAACCAAATATCTCTTTTTTAAATAGTTTTTCTCTTTTTTTGATTTTTCTTTAGGCAATGCCATATGTAGTCCTTTGTTTTAGTTAAATAAATTTATCAAATTACGTTACTTAGTCAAATAATTAATTAGAAATCTTTTCATTTCTTATTGTTGCTGTTTTAACACAGACTTTTAAAGCAATGCCCTGCTTTTCATCTTCATCTATAAGTGGCGTCTCTATATTCTTTTCTACCTTATCAACACACTCTATATAATATTGTTGGCAATCCAACTGATAAGCTGGGGGCCATTGCATAGAGCACAGTAAGGCTATTGACATCATTAATTCCATTTTATCTCCTTAGGTTAATGGTTTTATTTAATAACATTGTCTATAAAGTTAAACTTTTCTAAAATTAATAGTCCTATATATATCTGCAGCAAAGAGCTTAAAAATATAAAAATAGATTTAAAAATCAGTGTAGTAAAGTAATGAAATATGACCTTTTGGCCTGATTTGTCTTTCATCTGTAGTCCTTTATAGACTTTTGTTTTAGGATATTACTTAAACCCAGTCAACAATAAAAAAAAAGGACCAGATTTTTACGTCTGGCCCCTAAACGGCTTAAGTGGACTACATAAGACTGTTTGAAGCTGTAACAATGTCACAGCGCTTTTATATTGACTGCATTGGCGTTTATTTGTCAAATATAAAATCTTAATTTTAAATTTCATTTAGAGGGGACTACGTGAACAATATTATAGAAGAACTATTGTCATCTGGCAGATCGCCAAGAGAAGTATTAAACGCAATTTCAGAAAACCTAAGCGAAACAGAACAAAAAGAAAAAGATTTAGCAAAACTATACCCGACAAAAAAATTAGGCTTTCACACAATGAAGTACGTAGGAGAAAGACAGGTTTTTGTGCCTGACTATAACGGATATGCAGACTATATACGAGATGAAATTCACATGATAGCTAATGACAAGTTTGTGTATAGATATGACGGAAAAAAATACAAGTACGTAGGTAAAATTGAACTTGATAAGCTGTGCTTTGATCTCACAAACAGGGAAGTCAAGCCAGAAAACGTTGGGAAGTTTAACAAAACCACACTAGCCAATTGTTTCTTAGAGCATGATGATTTTCATCCGCCAGAAGGGTTTATAAACTTAAAAAACGGAATTTTAGACCTTAAAACTGGTGAACTATCGCCTCATAGCCCAAAATATTACTTCAAATCATGCCTAAATCATAATTATGATCCAGCAGCTGAATGTCCAGAGTTTATGAAGTTCTTAGACTATGTTTTTGAAGGCGATCAAGAGCTTGTAAAGCTCACTGCAGAGTGTTTTGGCTACACCTTAATGGGAGGAACCCCAGTTTCACACAAAGCCTTCATGCTCTTTGGAGAAGGCAGAAACGGCAAGTCCACTTGGCTTGATACACTAGTCGAGCTGATCGGATACGATAACAAATCATCAGTTTCCATGAAAAACCTTGATAAACCATTTTCTATGGTCCGATTAGATGGAAAATTAGCCAATATAGTAGAAGAAAGCCCTTATAAGATAGATCCAGAAGCTTTTAAGAACATTGTTTCAGGCGGATCCGTTTCTGCTGCCCATAAAGGCAAAGATGAATACGATTTAAGGGTAAAAGCACGACTTTTCTTCGCTGCAAACAAATTTCCATCATTTCAAGACGCTTCTGTTGGAAATAGAGAGCGTTTAATCATTATTCCATTCAAAAAGTTCATAAAACCAGAGGATCGAGACACTGACATCCAAAATAAGCTAAATAAAGAGATGTCTGGGATCTTAAATTTCGCTCTTTTAGGCCTAGAAATGCTCAGAGAGCGTAAATTCAAGTTTATTCAATCAAAAGCCTCTAAAGACATATTTGAAGAATATATAGAAGAAACTGATTCAGTTATAAGATGGTTTAAAGAATACATAAAATTCACAGGAGATAAAAGCGACTTCTGCGCTGTTAAAAACCTTTACATGGCGTACAAAAATGACTGTGCTTTTGATAGCGTTAGGCCCGTTGGAAAGACTGAGTTCGGACGCAGATTAGCCAAACAGATATGTATAAAAAACACAGATGCAAAGGTATCTAAGGATAATAATCGTGGATATGTGACGGTGCGGTGCAAATCGACGCATTACGTAATCCACAGAATTTAAACCATTATTTGGCTTTATCTGTGCATCTGTCATTGATCTGAAAGGATTTAAGTTATTGAAATTAGGTTATTTATTTTATTATTACAGACAGATGTTCTTTATAACTAAATAATAAATAAATAAAAACATATTATATGCTGTGTAGGGGCACTTTTATCTGTCAATCTGTATGTTTTCCTTTAAAATTTATTTTATTTAGCAAATGTTAATAATAAATAATTTGTTGATTTCATCAAGCGGTATGTTAGCTTGATTTCATCAAAAGGAGTGGACTGCATGAAAAGAGAAGATCTATTAGTTCCCTATAGTTTTTTAATGAGATGGGCTCTAGACTCGCCAAATGGCCAGATAGAAACAGTTGAGCATATGTTTACAAGGGCCAGTGAGGAAAGTCCTGGTTTGTATATAAACCACAAGGACCTTTCTAATTTTCTTGAGGACGTTGATGGTGAGCCATTAGAGCCAGAAGCGGCAAGATACATTGTCAATCTGCTTAAAAAGAAGCTTTTGTCACAACATGGCCTCATGATCCACAACAAGCGCTCTGTGGGCTATAAAATAGCCAGCCCTACCGAGGCCATAGAGGAGATAGCAAAATCAATTCTGAGGGCTTTCTCGCACTCTGGGAGCGCATTAAGGACTTTGGGCCAGACAAACATAAATATTGAGGAGATGAAGGAAGAAAACAGCGCGGCCTATAATCTTATAGAGCTTTCTAGACACGTATTGTTAATGGTGGATGGTATTCTTAATTCAGAGACTTCGTGTGAAATTAAGCAGCTGGCCAATGAGCTAGGGTTAGATAAAGACATTGGCGCTCCTGTTCACTTACAAAAAGGTGAAGACAGTAAGTCTGAGGAGCAATAATGGACGAGCAATTTAAGTGGAAAAGAGATGTAGCTTGCTTGAACTATGTGAATAACAAGTGGGTAACTGCACAGCGCTCTGTTTGCAAGGATGGTTTTGTTGCAGGTGTTAAGTGGGCCTACACCGAGCGCCAGAAAGAAATAGACGAGTTAAAGGCAAAACTGGCTATAGCGTATCGTGCTTTAGAAACTATACTTACAGACTATTCCATTGGAGACAGCGCAGATGATCCCGTACCAATAAGGATGGCCCAGAAGTTGTTGAAAGAATACCGAGGTGAGAAATGACAGGGCCTAAGTTAAGAGAGTTTTGGATACATGAAAATATAATACAAAAGTTCGGAATGGATACTTTGGTGCCTGAGGATAAAAAAGGTTTTGTAGAAGCAGTTGATCGCAATTCCTACGACCAGCTCCTAGAGGAAAAAGAAGACTTATTAAAAAGATACTGCAAGTTAAAAGCACGTGAGATTAACAACTCTCCTTTAAGAACTTACGATGGGTTAGCGGATAAGGCTGATAAATACGACCAGCTCCTAGAGGAAGCGAAGCGGTTAGCTGAGGCACTTGGTAAATCAAAAGGAGCCATGATTTATGCATACGACGACCATGCTGATGAGTTTTATAATAATCATTTGCAAAATATCAGAGAATCAATAACCCGCTGGCAAGAGCATCTGAAAGGTGAGAGTGATGCAGATACCTAAAGAATATGTAGATGAATTTGGGATGATAGTAACTGGTGACACTAGGGATGGTGGAGACAGTGCGTTCTATATGGGGCATTATTACTGTCTGTATGAGCTTTATGAAAAGCAGTTCACTAGTAGAAGCAGCGATAACAAAAGATATAGAGATGACTTTATACACAGGATTCAACATTATAATGGGAATATAAGAAGGCATTGTGAGAGTATCAAATGGTATGGAGACTGGGATAGGGCTAGTAGGGATCAAAGCATCCCTTTTATTATCATGTTATTTTTATGTGCTTACAAACAAGAAGCATGGCAGTTTTTCAAAGCCCACTTAAAACGCGGCTTACTATTTACAACTAACACCAGAAGGAACGGAGTTAAGGACACACCTTGGAAGCTGCCAGACATTACTGGCCCAAACTTTTGGTCGATATACATTAGGGGATTCAGGGCTCTTTATTTTTATCCCTTATTATTGATCTTCGATCTATTTCTATTCCTAAATGTAATGAGCTTCAACCTCTCCCCTCGTGAGCCAAACCAATTGCTCTTGCTCTTGGCCTTTAGTAAAGAAAGACTACCTACGCCGCTTTCTTATTTAGCATTCGTTGTCTTAAATAAAGGTCTTGTTAAAAAGGAGTTGCTTTCTTATTGGAAAGATACGTCACACAATAACGGATATTGGAGGCCGCATTTTATTGGTGATATGTGGTTAGATTATTTAGAGGATAAGAAATGAAAAGCCTAAAACAAAAACTTAAAGATGGTTATTTTATCTGTTTTGATTGTGCCAAAAAACATGGCGCTAAATCAACTGGACCTAACACCTGTTCAAGTCAGAAATGCTCAGTATGTGAAGAGATAAAAACTTGTAATGCTGTTACTGATTGGCATTGGCCCAAGGATCTTAAGATAGGTTATGTGTGGGATTGATGTTTATTAAAGGCTATTGGAAACACAAAAGATTTTTAGATGTGTTTATTCAGGTACTAAGCGTGAGTTATGTAGGTCCAGAATATACAAAGCTTAAAGTCCTCTGGTGGAATGAGAATAAGCATGGCGAGCCTTTTGTTATATTTTATGAGCCTCAAACTATTAAAATAACCAAAGAAGAGAATGAGAATTGGGAGATGCTCTGCCCATCAATAGTGACAAAAAACGTCACTTAAAAGAAATAGTTACATTTCATGAAATAAATGTTGATAAGTTGGTTTGTTCTGTTATTGTGGTTTCAACAAAGGCGGTAACCAATGTCACAAAATACTCTAAACTACTTAATGTCAAAAAAAGTTCCAATGATGAGAAATACCAAGACTGGCGAATGGGCCAAGCTTAGTCTCACGTGCAAGGCAAACAACCATTACTATGCAAACGGAAAGAAGATTTGCATGAACATGGTTTATCAATTAATCGGTGAAAACATGGTCGAGGGATTAGAGAAAGGCGTAATTAGTAAAGAAAAAAGAATAAAGTCACTAGATAATGCTGTTAAGGCGCTACAGGAGCTAATAGATAGTTATCCTATGAGCCGTGGAAAGTATGAAAAAATAGCAGCTGTAAGATCTTATTTAAGAACAGAATCAAGAAATTTAAAAGGCGGTAACAAATGAATCCAGTTCTAAAGCTCAGAAGAAATGAAATCAAAAAAATAGAAAAAAAATTAAAAGAAGAAATATTCTGGTCCGAACAATTAAGAGTTAACGACAGCAGAAAAGAAATAAGCAATTTTGCAAAGCAACAAATAAATGACCTTGAGCTTAACCTGGATTGCATGAAGAAAGAATATGAGTTTTTAAAAACTGAACTAAGAATATATAACAAAGGCGGTAAACAATGATAGTTAAAAAAAGAACAATCAATAAATCTATATTTTATTTAATGTTGGTCGAGACCAGAGAGGGTTTTGATTTTTTGGTGGACGGCCCTAATTGGTGTTCTGGCCATCTTAGGGCTCTTTATGAGTGGTCTGAGCCTGAGATTACAGAATACTTTGAAAAGGGTGATTTATTAGCAGATGTTCAGAGCGCATGGGAAGCTCATTACGAGCGTATTATTGGATGTTGACTTTATTTTTGATAATACTATACTTCATTTAAGGGAGTAATCTCTTTAGTTGTATGGTTATAGCCCCACTAGTCTCTTTGTTACCGCCTTGAAACTAGTGGGGTTTCTTTTTGAGGGACGAGTGAAATATTTAAAAAGAAGAGAAGATCAAAACGGCAAGCTTATTGAGCATGATGAAAGGCAAGTGGACCTAAGCCAGTTTCCTGACTGGTATCAAGAATGGAGAGAGCTGCATGCAAGCGGTGACCTAGCTGGTGCAATGGAGCTACTTGCAGAGGTAGCAGTTGCAGAGCCTAAGAAAAGAAAAAGAGCTAAAAGAGTTAGAGGGCTAAATGCGCTAAGAAGAAAAGCCCTAGATGCTGCTAAAAAGTCTTGTTGAACCTACCCCTGCCATCAGTAAACTGACCTATGCTAATCTTCTTATGCACAATCTTTTCCACAACATCTAAGTACTTCATATAATCAATCCCTGCATTGCCACATATTTCTTGCATCCATGGGTTATGCACATCTATAAGAACATCCCTTAAAGTACATGATTCATAAAGTGTATATTTGGTTTTCTTTGGTAGCTCTGCACGCATCACTGCTGACTGCAGATCAAATAGACTTTGGGTGATGATCATCCACCACAACTTATGCTCAGGGCTTTTAAATCTAATCATTAGTCTTATCGCATAATAGCAGAATCAATATGTCAACACACCAAAGTCTAGAAACCACAAATTAGGTTATATAAACCACAAATTAGGTGCTTTGATAAGTGTGTGAAATATGAATCCATTATCTGCATATCGGACTTACAGATCCCTTTTCACCATCCAGATTCATTTGAATTTTTACTCGCTATTAAAAAACGCTTTTGGATAAACAGTAAAAAGTCTTTATGTATTAACCAGGGTGATGAGGTTGATCAGTACAAGCTTAGTAAATACATAAGCAGTCCCGATGCTATGTCAGCAGGTATGGAATACACAGTAAGCTTAATGCACTTAAAAGAACTGTGGGATCTATTCCCAGAGCAGAAGATATGTATATCTAATCACACATGGCGCATTTTTAATAAAGCAATGGCAGCAGGAATACCAAGAGCGTTCTTAAGAGAGATCAGTGACTTTATGCAAGCGCCTAAAGGTGTTGAGTGGAGACATAAGTGGAAAATAGACAACATTATATTTGAGCATGGAGAAAATGTATCAGGGCCTAACGCAGCTTTAAATGCTGCTATTCAAAACGGCATGTCAACATCAATCGGACATCAGCATACCTATGGCGGGATTAGCCACATAACAAGAGAAGCTGGTCCTATATGGGGCATGAATACAGGATGCTTAATAGACATCAATCAATATGCATTTGACTACGCCAAGAAGGCCAGAAAAAAACCAACACTAGGCACAGGTGTTATCCTTTATGGTGTGCCTTATTTTATACCGATGATATTGCTTAAAAATGGAAAATGGAATAAGAAAATACCATGGATTTAATATACATAGAAAAAACAAAAGAAAAGTATAGGGACGGGACTTACCTTTCAAAATATAAATGCTATTGTGGCAAGGAATTCTTAGCGCTTGATAGGAGCATAAGAAGTAAAAGGCTTAAGTCTTGTGGTTGCATGAGAGGATCAACTGCAGCAATGAGGGCAAGATGCAGAACTCCAGGCAATGCTCTTAAAGATCCAACGGAAAGCTCTTTAAATTCAGTTTATAATAACTATTATCATTCTGCTAAAAATAAAAAACTAGAGTTTAAAATAAGCAAAGAGTTTTTCAGAAATATAACTCAGCAGCATTGTTTCTACTGTGGTGAGCCACCATCAAATAAATGTAAATACTCTAAGTGGGCAAGGTCAGCTTATATATACAATGGAATAGACAGAGTTAATAGCTCTGTCGGTTATATAGAATCAAACTGCGTACCATGCTGTAAGAAGTGTAATTATTTAAAATCAAACAGAAGTCAGGAAGACTTTATAAAACACTTACGAAGGATTGTAGAGTGGATAAAAAAATTGTCTATTTAGAATGGGAAGATCCAGAGTCTCATGATGCATGGGAGGAGTGGGATAAGTTGCCTGATAAGTTAGAGCGGATATACTCCATTGGTTTTATCATTAAAGAAACTAAAGATATGTATGTGATGGCTTTAAATGTAGATCCAAGAAACAAGACTGCATCTTGTACAATGTTAATACCAAAGAAACTTATATTAAAGAAAAGGATTATTAAAAGATGAGTGATGATAAGCTAGATCCAGGTGATATTCGTTTCATGATTCGCATGAATGATGATAATAAAGAGATAACGCTCACTGTCCAAAGTGCCATTCCATTGACACCAGAGGATTTTAAGGAAATTCTTTTGCTCTATGTAGAAGATCCTGACTTTAAGCAGGTAGATGGTCAGATACTTGAGGAGCACTATGGAGACACGCATTGAGCATGGATGTAGCTTAAATGTACTTAAAACATTGGATGATAACTCAGTAGATAGCGTAGTAACTGACCCTCCTTATGGTCTTAGCTTTATGAATAAGCACTGGGATTATGATGTACCCTCAATAGAATTATGGAAAGAAGTCTTAAGAGTGCTTAAACCAGGCGGCCATTTGTTATCTTTCGGAGGCACTCGGACTTATCATCGCATGGTCGTAAATATTGAGGACGCAGGGTTTGAAATAAGAGACCAGATACAATGGCTTTATGGGAGTGGGTTTCCGAAGTCGCATAATATTAGTAAGGCTATTGATAAGAAGTTGGGGGTTGAGCGTGAGGTTATTGGATTAAAAAAATATCCCGATGGACAAACTTACAATGGCGGTGCTCAGTCTGGACGCTCTGGAATGATGAGCGAGGGCAAGCCCAGGGGACCAAATTTAGAAACCGCCCCAGCCACAGATCAAGCTAAAACTTGGGACGGCTACGGCACAGCCCTAAAACCCGCCAATGAGCCCATAGTCTTAGCCCGTAAACCTTTAAGTGAAAAAACCATAGTTGATAATGTTTTAAAGTGGGGAGTGGGTGGGCTTAATATTGATGCTAGTAGGGTTTCGCATAAATCCGAGGCAGACAGAGCAAGCGCTACGCCGCAAGGTAAAGTTATACGAAATAATTTTAAACCAGGCGAAAATATAAAAGGAAAAGAAACAAATAGACCTGACACCACCAAAGGCCGCTTTCCTGCAAATATAATACTAGATGAGGATGCAGCGCGGGCGCTTGATGAGCAGAGTGGGATAAGTAGCAGTAATGTTAGGCCGCCTAGTAACGATACTAATACAGGCAATGGACGGACTCATGGTAAAATGTTAGGGATAAAAACAGAGCGAGGTCACAAAGACAAAGGCGGAGCCTCTCGTTTCTTCTATGTAGCTAAAGCCTCAAAGCGTGAGCGTAATGCTGGGTTAGAAGGTATAAAGGAAAAGAAATGTACATCTAAGCAACAAAACTCTAGCGCCAGGTATGAAAATGGAATTGCAACAAACAAAAGACCAAATGAGCCCAGCGCACAAAACCATCACCCCACAGTTAAACCAGTCAAACTAATGCAATACCTAGTGAGACTTGTAACACCTCCAAATGGCACTGTGCTTGATCCCTTCACAGGTTCAGGCACCACAGGGATAGCGTGTAAAAAAGAGGGCTTTTCATTCATAGGCATAGAGAGAGAGGCTGAGTATTGTGAAATTGCAAAAAAAAGAATTAATGTGATACAATACCAAAGTCATGGATAGCTTTACAGAAGATCAAAAAAGATTTATAGACTTAAGCCTTAATGCAAAACTGACAGAATTTGAGTGGAAAGTTCAGTTCCCAGACAAGACTTTAGATGTGCATAGATGTGATATGGATCTTCAAAGATATATTTCACAAGAAAAAATTAAAAGACAGCAGGAAGAGTTAGAGAAAAAGCGCATTAGACAAAACGGTGGCTTTAGTGATGAGCAAGTTGCAGAGGCTGTTCAAGAGACATTGTTGATGCTTAAAGATCCTGATCCTAAGTTGAGGTTAGAGGCTATGAAGATCATACTAAAATCTAGTATGGCTTATGGATCTGCATTTCAAGCGAGGCAAGCGGACAAAGATACTGGCGTTGTTGAGGATGGTGACGAGTCGGCAGTTTTAAATGTGTATCTTGGTGATTAATGGATTTTCATGCCTTTAAACAGCAATCACAAATAATAAAAGACAAAGAAAACAGAATTAAATGTGCATTTGCTGCCAAGAGATCAGGAAAGTCAGAGGCATGTTATGTTGAGAGCATAATAAAAGGCAACAATCAGCCAGGATATGTAAATAACGGAAGAGATCCTTATGCCATGGCAATGATTGCGCCTACACAAGATATGCTAACAAGGCTTGTCTGGCCTAAGTTTAGGATGTTTGCAAAGGCGTCAGAAGGCCACTTCACTAAGCGTCCAGATATATTTTATTTTAAGAAAAGCAACACCATTTTATATGGCATTAGTGCGGAGAAAATTGAGAGAATGGAGGGCTTAAAGCTTAGTCACATACATATGACAGAGGCCTTTCAAATGAAAGAATACGCATTTTTAGAGGCACTAGCCAGGACATCAGACACAAGGGGAACTATAACTATTGATGGATCTCTGGGGCCTCAACTTATAAACCCTAAATCTCATTGGCTGTATAGAACATTTAAAGAAAGCCCGTTTCCTGGTGCCAAGATTTGGGAGTGGAAAACAGAAGATAACCCTTATTTCCCTAAAGACGAGCTAGACACAATGAGGGATGCTCTGGATCCTCAAACTTATAGGTCAATGTTTGAGATTGAATGGGATACAATACCAATTAATGCTGTATACGCAGATTTTAGTGAAGATAACATCATGGATAACTACGTGTACAATCCAGATCTGCCTACTTATGTAAGTATTGACTGGGGTTGGGCACATCCAATGGCAGTTGGTTTTTTTCAATATGATGCCAAAAAAGACATTGTATATTTGTTTGATGAGATCATAAGCAGCAAGCTTTTGTTAGATAATCTCTATAAGCAGATCATGGCTAAGCCTTATAAAATATCTGGTTATTGTTGCGATATATCAGGAAATCAAGAACGTGAGCAGACTGGCAGATCTAATATAATGTTTTTTAAAGATAAAAATATTGGGTTTAAGTACAGGAAAACAGTAGTGCAGTTTGGAATACCAATTGTAAGGCGCTATATTAAAAACGGAAAAGGGCAGACAAAATTTTATGTGTCTAGAAATTGTGCGAAGTCTATAGATGGACTGCGTCAATACAGATATGCAGAAAAGGATGGTATTATACTAAATGAAAATCCAGTTAAGCTTGATGATGATGCATGTGATATGATTAGATACTTTTTTGTAAATTTTAGGGATGACAGAGTAAGTCCGAGTGAGATCAGGATGCTACCAAGGAGATAGGTAATGGCAAAGTCTTTAGACTTAATGGAGCAGTCGCAAAGAAAACGATTAATAGGTGAGACAAAAACAGAGAGTAACAAAGAGAGAAAAGACGAGAGCCTTTCAAGGTTTGAGATCTTCAATGGTAGGCAGTCCCAATACATAATGGAAAAGCTAGAGAGAGAGTTTGACTCTGCAGCTGTTCTGCAGATGCGTAAAGTTTTATCCATTAATATCTCTAAAAGAATAATAGGTGAGCAGTCTAGCATTTACAAAAAGCATCCAGATAGAATTTTTGGTGACGCAACTGATGCAGAAATAGAGCAGCTGGACGCTATATACAGGCACGCAAGGGCAGATTTTAAAATGCGATTAGCGAATGAATATTATAAGCTTTATAATGACCAGATTATAATGCAGATTATCCCTAAAGAAGGCATCATCCAGATGCGCCCATTACTACCTCACAATTATGATGTAATACCAGATCCTAATAACCCAGAGAAAGCACTTGGCTATATTCTGCATGTACATGATAAGTGGAGAGAGTTAAGTCAGCTAAAAAGGCCTGATGGCACTGATAAGTTGAGAAGTAGAGCAACAGGAATTGAGCCAGACGATACTAACCAATCATACGCAGAAGCTGATGATTATAAGTCTCTTGCAGAGAGATATATAGTCTGGACTGACGATTTGCACTTTGAAATGAATGGTCTTGGTGAGATAGTTGGTGAGGAAGGTGAGGACATAACAAATCCCATTGGTAAGCTGCCTTTTGTAGATATAGCTAACCAAAAAGATAATGAGTTCTTTAGGCGCTTTAGTAGCAATGTTACGGATTTTGCTATTGAGTTTGGAGTGTGCTTAAGTGATATTTCTAATATCTCAAGACTGCAGTCGTATGCACAGGCTGTGATCACTAGTGAGAATAAGCCTGAATTTATGGTGGTAGGTCCACAAAATGTTTTATGGCTTAAGCAGGATCCTAACCCAGATGCTAAGGATCCTAAGTTTGAGTTTGTTACTCCTAATGCAGATCTAGATGGTGCTCTTAATGTACTAGAGACAACACTCAGAATCTTCTTGTCATCAGAAGGCCTTGATACTTCTACAGTGGGCAGCCAAGTTGACGCAAGCAATCCTAACTCTGGTATACAGCAGCTACTGTCAATGATTGAACGCTTTGAGGCTTCTCAGCAGGACGTTGAGAATTTTAGAGATGCAGAAGGTGAGCAGTTTGATATTTTCAAGAGATGGTCTAACAGGATGCAAGGCGTAAATGGCTCAGAATTTGACCTGATTGATGACCTTAAACGGGCCAACATTAGTGACGATGTGAGTTTTAATATTAAATATGCTCAGCCACAGTTGATTCAAACTAAAAAAGAGATTGAAGAGAGTGCGGTTTTCTTACTGGATAAGGACCTTGCGTCTAGAGTTGAGACTATTATGGAGATCAGAGAAGTTGACGAGGATGCTGCCATACAAGTTATTGAGAGAATAGATAAAGAGAAAAAAGAGAGGGCAGAGAAGTTTTCAATTGGATCTGATTTACTTGGCATGGGAGGCATTAATGGCGGCACCGACATTCAAGAAAAACAAAGTGAGCCAGAAGATCAATCTTAAAGAAGAGTTTGGGATTGATTTTAGGGGAAAGGATGCCCTTAAAGAAGCTTTAGGACAGGCTATTATTGATCGTATTGTTGAGAGGTCTCAGTCAGGAAATGGCATGAGTTTTAACTCTAATGGATCTGGTAAGCCAGTTAAATTAAAAAGCCCATATTCTGACACATACGAGGAAAGCTTAGAGTTTAAGGCTGCTGGTAAGTCAAAAAACGATGTAAATATGACC